GGTCTTCACGTCATGCCCACGCCTATCGTCAGGGCGTATCCATAGAAGATAAGCGGGCTTAGGTCGTTTGTGAAAAGGTATGTGGTTTGAGTCTCTTAGTGCCATTGTTTTCTTTCGGTTTATTTTGTGGGCGCTGAGGGTCTCGAACCCCCGACCTACTCGGTGTAAACGAGTTGCTCTACCGCTGAGCTAAGCGCCCTGTCCAGCCATTAATCCTAGTCTTCTTCTGGTCTTTCTGCAAACGAGATTTCAACCCCAAGTCGTTCTTGCTCAACGCCGAGCCCATTCAGGATTTCATCAAGTTCTTCATGAAGCCACATGTGCGACAAGAAGTCAGCCTGTGTTGTCACTTTCTTAAAACCACAATCTAAACAAAGTTGTGGCATTACCCGTGGGTCCAATTCCTCTATATTTAGTGTTTCTAAATTCACTGGTTCTCCTTTGTAAGTGCGTAACGCTTTTACGCGAAAAGGAACAATATTTAAAGAGTGACTCGTATTTGCGTAACAGGAGTATTTTTTCGCACCAGTAGGCGTAAATAATTCATCCTGCCGCCCATGGCTAGAACGCCTTCCTAGCACGGACGGGAGCAAATGGCTTACTGCTGTCCTTGGTTGGCTTCATTGGTTTTTGAAATTCTACAGTTCCATCGGCTCTTGTTATCTTCACCGGACCGGCTTTAGAAACTATTGCACTGGTTCTTGGGTCTGATGGCTGTCTGCGTTTATTTTTTCTTTTCTTCTTAGCAGTCATAACAGTTGCCTATTCCTTTTCCCGCTGTTGCTTGAGGCAGTATGGGCCTATTCCGGCAGCGATGCTCTTCTCGTTGTCCAGCGCTTTGCCGCAGACGCAACAAATTCCGGTCCTCTTTCCGATTCCAATGAGTTCTTCTTCAGATAGTTTTTCTATCCTTCCATTGCCGACTTCGTTAAAGAATGCTCGCTTATTGGCGTCCTTTACGTCTTTCCAGTACGGCAAGTCGGAGCGCCTAGAACGGAGTGAGCGTGTTTCTAGGTTCCCATCTTCTTTCCATGAAAGCTTGTAGATGGTGTCTTTCTCTCTATCGATATAAACACCTATTGCAACGTTTTTGCCGTATGGGTCGTATTTAGAATCCAGGCGCAAACGCAACTTGACAGCAGAGTTGAGCTGCTTCTCAGTCAACCCTCCCCTGGAGTCATAAAACTGACAGAGGCTTATGGCAAAATCAGATTCAGACTGAGTCTCTAGCCATGAGCGCAAATCTGCGTCTCTGAAAAGTCCGACACCGCGCGTGCTGTAAAATGGTCCGCTGTTGGGGCGACGGCTGTTGTACCTATTGTAGGACAAGTTTTCTCCTTCTTTGTAGAGTGCCCCCGGTGGGAATTGAACCCACGGCCAACACTTTATAAGAGTGCTGCTCTAACCACTGAGCTACGAGGGCTCGCATGATTAGGCGTATATTCGTTCTTCGGGCCAGAAGTACGGCATAGAGTCATCTTCTGACCAGCCAAATACGCCGTAGTATTCCGGAAGTTTTCTGAGAAGGTTCGAGCGATGTGATGCGTGAACTCTGTCGTCTCCCCACCAATAGGGGGTGTCTTCTGCGTGTGGTTCTACCAGAGAAATAATTTTGTCTCTGCATGTGTCTTTGTATCCACGGCTAATCCATTCATCACAGATTGCTACGCCATAAGCAGAAAGGCCATTTACGTTTTCTCTCCACATCTTCGTGGCAGGATGATTCTTCCATCCTTTGTCAGGTGAAACTATTGCGTTGATAATTTGCAGAGTCTCTACACGCTGCTTTCCCAGCCTGCGCATATCTAGGTGAGTAGCAGACTTTTCAAAATCTGCGTAGGGAACAAATGTTTGCAATTTCTATTTCCTTGTTCTGTCTTTTTTACTGACAAGCGATGTCGACATCATAGTCTTCGTTTGTCAGTAAATCTTTTACATCATTTGCCATCAGAAGAAATCCTCGTGCCGGATTGTCTTCGCCACCAAGAGACCTCTTGGTTGACTCATTGAATTTGTGCCTGTTTATTCTCAAGTACCTTTTAAGTCTCTCTGTATCAACAACAACAAAAGCTCCACCAATGGAAAAAACGTATACCCACCATTTAGCGGTAGTAACATTTATACCGCTTGGAACCCAAACCTGCTCACCGTTCTCGTCTACTTTGCCACGCGGATTTTGATTAGTCTCAACAACCATTCTTCCGTTGCGATATCTATCGGTCTTCACTTCAAAACTTCCGGATGACATTGCATCTAGGAAGCCGGATACGAGCCCTTCACCTTTTAGTCCAAATGATAGGTCTGTCTTCCAGTCGAAGACGCGCTGTGGGAGGTCGTATTCTTTTCTAGTCATCGTGGTTCCTGTTGCCACGAAAATACTTGCTCAATTCGTCCCCGTCAATGACTATCTCGCGTTTTTGTTTGTGCAGAACATTCCTTATTTCTAGAAGTCTGTCTATAACGCTTTCTATTGATACCCGGAAATGGTTATCAAATGAATAAACATCTGAAAGCTCTGATAAATAAAGGTCTAGCTCTTCCACGCCGAAATACTATCAACAAAATTTATGTTCGGTGTTGCTGTGTCAATAGATTACGTGTATCTTGTGAAAGTCCACCAAAAAGGAGATTTCAGAATGTCCGAATATGACACACTCAAGAAGCGAGGGCTTGTTCGTGGCCGGCCTCGCCTATCCGACCAAGAGCGCCAGAACCGCAAGGAGATGACTGGCAAGAAGCAGGAAGCACGGAGAAGGGCTCTCCTTGTCCTTCAGCATCGTCACGCTGACGAGTACGCAAAGATTCTTGAGGAAGAACTTAAGGCTGTTCTGAAGAAGTAGATTCTTCCATCATTTCAGATGGGTCAATCTTCATAGATTTTTCAGCAATAGACGCATGGTCCTTCTTGGGTGATGCGTCATTTTCGGCGACAACAATCATATCCATCAGGTCATTGTTCTGAAGAAAAAAATTGTGGGTTGCTATTTTCAGCGAAGCAAGCGCAGCTTCTGGATTCTTTGAATTTGCTGGCATTGGCATTTTAGTCTCCGTAGTCTGTGAACTTCTTGGGGCGTTGTTTTTTCGGTCTACGCCTATTGCCGAGTGGCTGAGACTGTAGCCACGTTTCGTAATCTTCCGGGATACCGGGATTTGCTATTACATATCTCTGGTATTCCTCGAACATCTCATCATCATCGTCGTCATAGCCACTCATTAGATATTCACTCTCCCAGTGCGTCTTTAATGTCTTTTCTTAGGGCCGCATTCATTACAAATCTTTCGAATGATGTATCAGGATGTAGATAGGCGCTCATTCCTTCTGCGAACATTTCAAACATGTTTGCATGGGCGTATCTAGTAATTGTTCTCGGCGTGTTTGCTGTTTCTGAAAATTCCTTATCCAGAAGCTGCATCATCGTCGAATCGGACATGTACTTTTCTGCAATATTGAAAAGCTTGATTCCGGGTTTCGACTTTAAATTATTGTTCCGATTAACTCTTTCGGAATCATTTAGCGCATCAGCGATTAGATAGTGCGACCACTCGTGTCTTATTTGACCATTGATTGTCGGGTCGATAAGTGGGTCGCCCATCTTGGGCGTCGTTGACCTGCTCGATGTCAATGTCGTATCTGGCTTGTCGCCGTTGTCGTAAATAGAATTAATTACAGACGGCATAAAGCACATGCTTGTAGTGAAGGCATCGGATGTAACGCCTATTTCACTTTCGGTAGCCTCCGGGTCACCCATTTTTGTCAAGGATGCTCTCTCGGCGCTTTCTGTTTTTGCGACGATTATTGGGAATCCAAACTTTTGTACAGCCTGTTTGAATCTGGCAGACTCGTTTATTGCGGATGAGACAATTTCTTTTATCCTGGAAACAGTTTTTTCCGAGAAGTCAATTTTGTTTTCCGGCTGAGAAATCCACTTATCAAACTCTGTTCTGAATTTCTCTTCAAAATTCTGCCCCATTGAGTCAAGCCTGTTGTTCTTTGACCATATTGCAAAAAACTCGTCTTCCGACTTAGGGGTTATGGAATTCACCATTTCCTCAACCTGAGAAGCCATGTCAGGTTTTGTAGGCACTGACTGAACTTCATCCTGCTGACCCATTTCGGCAAGTGCCTGCTCCTTGGCAATGCCTTTTATCTCCATGCGGATGGGCTTTTCAAGCTTTTCCTTATTCTCAAATTTGTTGGATAAGTACTTCCGTTTTACCGGACCATCGCCTGAGACTTCCCTGACTATGTTCCTATTGGGCCACTGCTTGCGCCTAGGTGAGACATTTTCAGGTTTGTTTTCCATGGGGAATATTCTACTTTTAAGTAGAACCCGGGTAGCGGAACTAGCTACTTGGGACGCTTTTTGTTTTTCCCAACGTTTTCCTTGAGTCGTGTATTGCAGGCAAGACATATTTCTGCCCACGGGTAAAACCTTCTCGAGTTGAGAGGGTGTGGGCAGTCAAGGGCATCTGATGCACTTCGATTTAATGAATCCCTAATCCATGCTGAAAGGGTTGTGCCAGATTTTTCTGCGGCATCTTTCCATCTATCCCTGTCATGCTCGGAAGCGCGTATGAGAACCTGCTTGTCTACCGTTTCTCCGCTAGATGTTGCCGGATTCGCTATAGAAAGATTTTTGTCATCTTCCATGACCTTGTCTATGGCTTCTCTGATTTGTTTATTTTTATCCATAGTTATTCTGGCTGCTCAATGGCGAGCATCTCTTCCTCTTCCGTTTCTTCCGGTTCGTTATCTATGACTTCTGCATCAACTATCTCTCCACCACTAAGAAGTTGCCTAATCATTGCTGGCGGAAGTATTCCAGACGCGCCCATAAGTTCAAGAAGTTTCCTGGCTTCTGACTCTGGGTCGAACTTCTCTACTTCCTGGTTTGCGGTGGCCCCAGCAAGCGTTACACGTACTGGGTCTGCATTGGAAAGGTTGGCGTCCATCTGGACATTGAGGTTCACGTGGTCCATTCCAAGAAGTTTTGTTCTTCTGTCCATGATTGAGAGCACCTGCTGGATAGCCTTCATGTCTGGCTCAACAGAAACTTCTGACCCATCGTCCATGCGAACCTTGCGGTGTTGAGTTAGCGGCCAAATGGCTTGCTGGAGATTGTCGAGCCTCTCAAGCTCCATCCGAAGAACTTCCGGGTAGGCGAGCATTGCTTCTTTGTTTAGCTTTTCCAGCTGTCTCTTTACGGCATTGGATACAACGCCGGTACTAACGCCGAATCTTCTTGCTATTTCTTGAATAGATGTTCCGGCTTGCCGCATCTTAAAAATGCGGGCATCTCTTTCGGACAGGAATTCCCTGGTTACCGGTTTATTGTTTCTGTCCTCTGCCATAAACGTGCCTGTTCACTTATGCTCTCCTGAAACATTAGCAAACTCAAGCACTTCAAACGGGAATTCCTTGCCACGGCGTATTTTGGTCGGCCAGTACCTCTCATCTCGCGCGCCTCTGAAGTGGCGAACATCATAAATAAACGGTGCTGGCGCGGTTAGGTCTGGCTGCAAGGAAACACCGAATTCTGGCCATCTTGACCACACTGCAGAGCCGAATGGCCTGAGGTCTCTTGTTGACATGCTTGTCCCTAGCGGAGCGTGATGTTCGAGCCACATTGCGCATCCGTATGTAGTACGTACATAGTCAAGATATTTTGCAACTTCAACTGCTACCGACTCGGAAGTGCGTCCGCCTGGGTCGACAAAAGCCTTATACAGAGGGCCCATGACAATCAACTGTGGTTTTGTCTGCTCGATGTGCTCTTCAAGAATAAGGCGGTCTGATGCTTTAAGCAGGTCAAGACCATCTGGCTTTACAACAAGACTACCTGTTGGCCTTTCGACCTTTCTGTACATCCTTGCCCTGTTCTTTGCAGCTGCTCCGATAGCCCTAGATGTTCTGCGGATAATGCGTTCTGGGTTTTCCAGGTCAACGGTTAGCGTTCTTACTTGCGGCATTGATTGGTAAGTAAACGGGTGAACGCCCCACATTGAACAAATTGCTATCTGCCTAGCAAGCATCGTTTTGCCAACACCTTCTGCGGCTACGACAATTACTCTTTCATTCTTTTCAAGAAGTCCTGGGATAATCCACTCATAAGTATCCTCATCTGTTTCGCTTAGGAAACTTTCCCACTCAACCAAGCGACCAGGGTTAGGGGCATCGTCTGAGGAGAATGAGCTGAGAATTGTGGAAGCTTTTACAATTTTCTGAAGAGAGTTAAGTTCGTCATTAGCAAGAATTTTTGAGATTCGGTCAAGGGTTTCTTGACCCTTATCCTTTTCCTGCTCTACCTCTTCATCCGTATCTGCAACTTCTTTTATGAAAGTTGAAGGGTCGAAATATTCGAGCTCATCAAGAGAATGACCTGCCTCAACATGGTCTGTAACGTCTTTTGCAAATGGACTAATAAAGATTGACGCTTCGCATCCAGCCTTTTTTAGCTGGTCGCACACCATGATTGCATGAGCCTTGCCAACATCGTCATTGTCAGCAACAATCTCAACCGTTGCGCCAGCAAGGGACTCTGTATTTATTTCTAGCCACTTGCCAGCACCTCCAGGCGCAGTTGTGGCAACAATCCCCATGTCCATGAGGGTGTCCGCATCTTTTTCACCCTCAACAAGCCATATGGGAAGACCTTCGTTGCGAGCCTTGATTACGTACGGAAGGTTGTAGAGAACCTTTGGCGTATCACCTAGCGAATAAACCCAATCTCCGTTGGGCCCTGGCTTCCTCTGTCTAAATGTTTTAACGCCCCACTGATTTACGTATCTAAGCTTCTGGAAAAGAAGTTCTCCGTTTTCGTCTAGGTAGTCATACTCCTTGACGAGTGTGAGCTTTTCCTTTTCTTGAGGGCGTTCTTTTTTCTCAATCTTTACTGGGTACAAGTCAGATGGCTTTAATCCAACGGAAGCACATATCTTGTCGACATCACATCCGTTGCCCCTGTGGCAATGAACCAGAACAGTTCCATTTTGGTCTTCTGCAACAGACAGGGATGGGTTTTTGTCATCGTCTCTACATGGGCATCTTGCCTCCCATCCAGCCGAAGTATTTCTTACTCCTACCAGCCTGGAGAGAAACTCTTGAGTGTGCTTGTATTGAGGCTGAGCCACTATGCATCCAATTCTTGCTGTTCGGCAAAGTTGCCGTTGGCGTTTCTAGTTCCTATTCCTGGAAAGAATATCCGAGCATCACGCGTAAGTCTTATCTTTTTGACAGCACGGAGTTTTGCTCTTTCTAGTTCTGTCTTGCCACCCCAAATGCCGTATGGCTCATGTCTGAGCGAGTACTCAAGACAGTGAACCTGCTTATCGCATTGCTCACAAATTATGAGAGCTTGGGCAGTATTTCTTTCGTTGGTTTTGCGTTCTTCCTTCGTGGGCGACGGCCCGAACACCGGAAACCATAAGTTCGTATCGTGGCCTTTGCATTTGCCGTCTCTGGGAGCTTCGTCAAATTTGTCG